GTTTATTGTCAGCGTTCGCCTGACTACGTTTGGCATGTGAATAACTCTGGAGGAGGTTAAAAGAAATGTAAAGAAATTTTTACCACTTCACGCGGTTGGCCCAGTATGCCGCAGACATTGTGCCTTTGGAGATATTCTTTGAATGCCTAGCCTTAAATGATTCGCGGCGTTTGCGATACGATTCAGACTCGCCGGACTTCTTTGGACTCCCGCTAACGCCTTGCTGCCCAAAGCGAATAACCTTCTTTTGGCTTCCGCTCTTTGCGTAAACAACGTGGCTTTTGGTAGGGTGGGACGGAGTGCGCTTCGGCTTGTTGTATCCCGAAAGACCAAGCCGCTTCATTGTCCCGTTAGATTTTTCTGTCGCCATGAGTAAGTGCCTCCTTGATGATTTGCTTTACGTGGTTAATCTGCCGCGCCTTCAGGCATTTGGCAAGCACTTCCCGCAACCTAGCGATCTCCTTGCGGAGTTCCTCTTCAGTAGGCATAAGCAATCTTCATTATCCCGTAGACCGCGATCAGCGACGTGCAGATGGACATCAAGGCCAGCACGAATATTTTGTATTCATCTTCGTTCATATTGTTAAACAATAAAAGTCTTGGCGAAGTCGTAGGCTTTGTTCCAGCGGTTGACCAGCCCCACCCAGAACTTGGCCCTCGCCCCTACAGGTGGGGCTACCCTGCGCTCATACGCCTCTCTAGCGCGTCGGAGGGAGGTTAGCAGGGCATCGGGCTTCTTCAGTGCCTCAAGCAATGTAGCGCGGGTTTTAGGCCCAAAGTTGCCGTCATCTATTACACGCAAGGCAATCTGCAAAATACGTAAAGCTCCTCTCGGCCCACGATTAAATACCGAATCTCGCAAGAATGCCTCTATCGCAGGGTGGGTTGTCCACTTGGTAACAATATCTGTATAAGCCAGTAGGTAGTCCACGATGTATTCCTCCGCAGCGGGGAACCTCTTCGCCTCCAGAAGTTCTTTAAGCCGTCTCGCCGCATCTGGGTGAAACCTGTCGTTGATCCCAGCTATCTCGTAAGTCCCTCCCCCGTCAGCAGCAGGTAGTTTGTAAACACGTAGGTTCCCGTTCTTGTCCCGCCTCGCCTCGACAGAAACGATAAACCGCGCCATCTCCAGCCTCTGTGCCAAGGTGGATCGCATTAGAAGTCAGCGTTACCCCTGATCTCGCCCTTCAGCGGGAAGACAGACATACTGAAAAACAAACTGTCCAGCAGACGCACAATAAACGAACGGCGATCTTCAATGGGATGAATCTCAATCGGGTTATCATACCACACGTGAGAAGGATACGGTATTTGCGAATAGCAAATGTTCGCACAGGTGAGCAGTAGGAATACGCCGAATACCCTTTTGCGAACGGGCTTCGCTTTGCGAACTTCTGCTTTAGGATTGAACTTGCCGCCGGGTGTAGTGCGTTTGATCTGCTTCCTAGCCTTAACCCGTCCGTAGATCGCAAGCGATGCGCCTGCGAAGTCCATCACCAGCGTAACAATCTCGGTCAACTCCTCGTTAACAATATCGACCTTGAGATACTTAAGAAGCTGGGCAAGGAGTATGACGATAACACCGATAATCGTCCGAGATTGCCACCAAGCTTTCGTCTCTTCGCTCATTGCTTGACGCGCTGCACAGCCAACTCGATTGCAAGATTGATAACAGAGTTCGCAGCTTCGATCCCGCGTTGCTTGGCGGCAGTTTCAATACGAACAAATGCAGCCTTACGCTTCTCTTCATTCGTCTTGTTGCTCGTCAGCAAAGAGGAGACAACTTCCAGCGCGATAGGAAGGATGTCCGCAAGCAGTTTAGACGTGCTGTCCCGCAGAATCGGAACGATAAAAGTAAGAACCGTCTTGGATGCCCCCGTAAGAAGGGCGAGTAACTTAGTTAGTATGTTTTTCATTTCTCTTCTCTTTTTCGATGTGTCGTTTTTCCAGCATAATAAAGATGGAAACAATCGCGGCAATCGTTCCGAATGCAAGCGACGAGACGCGGAGCCACGCCTCAAGATGAGGGAGGAAGCTGATAGCGAATGCGAGAAGAGATGTCATACTTCCAAGAACTCCGTGGGTTTGGGATTGAATCGGTGTATCAATATTCATATCCACTTATCTATATTGTTAAGAGTAGGTCGCTGTCAATCTATCATCCCACTCTACGTTAGTCGCTGTAGTGGTAGTTACGTTGCCGCCAGAGTCAACTACGTTGCGGTAGATTGTCCACACAGGAGAGGATTCGGAGGAGCCTAAAGGAGCCAGACCGATGTAAGATGTATCTGTAACAAAATCAGAGCGAATCTCTTGAGATAACTCAATCGTTCCGTCCTTGTTTGGGATAGCCAGCGTTCTAACGGTAGCAGTAGATACCCCCGAGACGTCGAACTGAACTTCTCGCGTAGAGTCGGCATCGTGATAAATAGTAAAGTTCGCATCCGAGAATACGTCGGGGAATGTCCCTGCGTATGTCCAGTCGGTCAAAGCTCCCGCATTACTCAAGCGAACGTAGATACCCGCCGGATGCCTGCCGATAAACCAAGTGCCGGATACCTCACGAACGAGGTAAGCCGAGTTTACTGCGGGAGTTCCGACAGTAATAGGGAGGTCGGCGTAGTATTGCACCTCGCCGTCGATGTAGGAAGACCCACCTCCTCCACCGGAGAAGTCCAGCTTTCCAGTAAATGGATTAAATACCCACATTAGCTGATATTAGAAAGACGGTCATTATCCGCCACCGCACCACCCACGTAAGTTAAAGTAAGAGTTTTTACGCTGCTCCCACCATTCTTGTAAAAGACTTGGTATATGTTATTTGTGGAACCGTAATAAGTAATGTCCACCTCGTCAAACGGGGGGATGGGAAAAGACGATACCGAGCCTGCCGTCTGGTAGGTGTTCTCTGTGATTTTACGGAGCAGGTTGTTCTGTCCGTCGCCAAGTATCGGTAATGCTGCCATATCAAACTTTTAAGCCTTTAGTTATCGTTAAACAAGTAAATTCACTCTTGGAATACAGCGTAGTTCAGCTTCGCGTCTGTCATTGTCCAGCGCATCCACGCCCTCGCTATATCGTTAGGATCGTCAAAGTAAGCCCTAATCTGCACAGACTTCCAATGCGAGTCCCACACCCAGAGTCTATTTTTCCCTGTAGGATACATATAAACACAGACAGCATGACCCCACTTGTCGGTGTAGATAACAAGAACCTTTGCCTGAATGCCGTTCGCCTTCAGTCCCTGCGTCATTACAATCGCTTCAGGGAGACAGGCGTTCTTATACTTGCCCACCCACGGAGGCGTATTCGCAGGAGGATTCGCCGTGCATCCCGCTACGAGCAACGCCAGCAGCAGGATGAAGACTCGCATTAGCTCAAGGCTGCGGCAAGCTGTGCGCCAGTCGTAGCAACCGTGCTGGAGTTCTTCAGGCGGGTGCCGATAGCACCGCTCGTAGTAAGCGCGGATGTCTGCGTATCCCAAACGTCGGTAGCAGTAAGCGTAGATACAGGAACTTCGTTCGTGCCATCCCAAACGATGCTGCCAGAGCCGACATTCGTAGAAGCAGCGATAAAAGCAATCTCGTAGGTTCCGGCAGAGCCAGTCATGTTCCCGCTGTAGAAGCCAGAGGAACCAACCTCTGTAAGCGAGATGGCGGAACCTACTGAGGCTCCGTTTTGAAAACGTTGCGCGGTGACTGTAAGCCCGCTTGTCGGAAGTGCGATGTTGAGTTCGTTTGCCATATTATTAGTTAGTTAGCTGGTTCCCATTGCCGTTCTACCCTGTCGTTAAACCAAACTACGACAGGATTCCATTCGCCTTCTTCGGGTTTATCAAGTTTAACGAGAGGAACGATAGTCGGTGTGACCCAATCTTCGGGTGTAGGATATGGGGCAAGTGTGTCGAGTCGAGGCTCGCCCTCGTCATCTAGCACGATGCTGATCAGTTCCTTGGTTCCATCTGCGAAAATTACTCCGTATGTTTTCATAATTTTAAGCTCCGTATGCGATTTCGACGGCATCCACGCTGGCGACCCATCTCCATGTTTCGCTGGTGATGCCTGTGACTTCGACTTTGAGGGCATCGTTCGTGTCGTTGGCAGATAGTGCGATGGTGGTTCCTGCCGCGTTGTCGGTTCCGATAGTCACGGGCGCGTAGACTTCCGTGGTAGTTCCCGCCACATTCTTCAGCGCGTATTGGCGAAGGTAGTGGGCTACTGCGGAGCCGTCAGACTTCACGCCAGAGATGTTGATCGTGAAGGCGAAGATTTTCCCGCTTGGGATCGTGAGGCGGGTTGTTGATCCGGGGGCAGTGCCCGACAAAGTTAATTCAGTAGCGGTGTTGTTTGTAGTTTTTCGCAATAATGTAAATCTTGCTCTTTGGGCATCGCCAGTTGCTGCGAATCGTTCAGAAGCATACGCCATCATTCCTGTGCGAGTGCTTTGGGCATAGAGGCCAAATGCTCCTGCGTATGCGCCTGTAACTTCATTAAAGCCACCTAATGCAAATGGGTAAGAATTTGAGTTGCAGGTATTTACAGCCCCAGCAGCAAATCCCCAGCCATTACTGGCATCTGGAGCAGTCACAGTATTTAAGTAACCAAGCGCGGAGGTTCCTGCGGCAGAAGATGTATTATTATACCCGGCCGCAAACGAGTTTGCTCCGCTTGCAACTTGAGCCGCATTGCCCCTTGAAATCTGCAAATCAACCGCCCTACTTCCCCTCGCATTGCCGCCAGTCGTAGTCCCATCCGGCTTGGGGCCAAGGATGAAAGCACCAGTCCCTTTCGGCGAGAGGACGAGGGCGGAGTTGGTTTGTCCCGTGTGCTGGTTCGTGATGGCGACATTGTTCGCGGTGCTAGTGGTAGCATCGTCAATCACGATGTTGCTGCCTTGCGCGGTATACCCACCAGTGCCATCTGCGCGGGGGACTGCGTTATCCACAGTGCCAAGAGTGCCGCCGATACCTGTGATGTTGCCAGCAGAGACAGAGATGCCGACTGGGGTAAGCTCTTCCATTACTCCCGTGCCTGCGGTGCTGCGGCCTACGATCTTGTTCGTAGCAATACTAGTAGAAATGTCGGGTGTCGCTCCACCAGAGCTAGTCAGCGGAGCGGTAGCAGAAACAGAGGTTACACCACCCGATGCGTTAAGTGTGGTTCCTGAAAGAGAAAGCCCGGTTCCCAGCGTGAGTTCTTCAATCGCACCAGTCCCCGCAGTTCCGCGACCCAACAGTTTATTGGTCGCCATGATTGTCTTGCCCGAGCTTGTTCCGATCATCGTTTATGTATAAGTTAGCGTTTCTCTGTCAGACCAAGCACCTGTAGCACTCCCGTCTGAAACAACTTCTCCCGCAGAGTTTATTTCTGTTTTGTAAATTGTCCAGTCATTTGAATCTTCTGGATTACTTTCTGGATAATCTTCCCAAGCAAGCCGTCCGATATAAAGTTCCAATCCGTCTGAACTGGTGGCGGATAAAAACAAATAAAGCGAAGTATCGCGTGGTCTAGCCAGCCGAAATACTTCGCCCGATTCGTCTTTGCTGTAGAGCCTGCGATCCGTTAGATTGATCGCAAGCTCCCCAGCGGTGAGGTCTTGCGCCTCGGGAACTCGCCCCGAGACGCTTGACCGTTTTAATTTGATCGTTGTAGGCACGATCCTTCTAACTTATATTAGAAGGTTCCGCCGTCAACTTCTCCCTCAAGGGCAGAGATGCGGGATTCGTGATCCGCAACGTCAGTCTCAAGGCTGGTAGCACGTCCCTCAAGGGCGTCGATGTCGGACTCAGCCGTATCCACGCGACCGCTCAGGGTGCTAGCCGCAGACTCAATTGCAGTAATGTCGCTTTCAGCGGTATCAAGGCGTCCTTCGGCGGCGTCCACATCGCTTTCGAGAGTGGTAGCGCGGCCTTCAAGGGCTTCGATGTCGGACTCGGCTGTGCTGATGCGACCATCCAAATTTTCGCGTTCAGCATCAAGATAATTAAAGTTACCCTCAACGGTGTCGAGGCGACCTTCAACCGCAGTTACATCGCTCTGAAGGGTGGCGACATCACCTTCAAGGGTGGTGGCACGGCCTTCAACGGCGGTGGCGCGGGACTCCAGCGAGTCGATATCGGATTCAGCGGTGTCAACACGTCCGCTCAGGGTAGTAGCTGCTGACTCAATCGCTGTAATGTCTCCCTCAATCGACGAAAGGCTGTTCGCCACAGTCGAGGCGAAGTTAGCGTCATCGTTAAGAGCGGCGGCGAGTTCGTTCAACGTGTCGAGAGCAGCGGGAGCAGCGTCGATAACGTTGCTGATCGCGGTGTCAACATATCCCTTGTTGGCGGCGTCGGTAGAAGCAACAGGAGTTGCAACGTTCTCAACGACGAGTGAGCCAGCGTCAATACCACCCGAGAAGGTTTTCTTGCCGGAGACGGTCTGAGCGGAGGCTTTGTCAACGAATGTGCCCTTACCAGCGATGGCCTCAATCGAGGTGCCATTACCGATGTAGAGTGTTTCGTTTACGAAGTTATGCGCCAATTCACCAGCGAGCAGAGAGGTAGGTGCGCCCGAAGCTCCGGTTAGACGGCGTTTAATGCGGATATTAGTAGCCATATTATTATTTCTTTCTGGTTGTTGTTTTGTTTGAAGCTAGGGTTACTTAGCCCCAGCCCTTCCTTGCGAAAGTGTCGCTGTTTTAAAACTCTCCCCCGTCGTTGTCAACACGCAAAGGAACATATTTATTTTGATCGCTATTCCACAGATAAGGAAGACCTTCCTCTTCTTCAAAATAAATACGACCACGCTCTCCGGTTGCAGGAAAACTATCTTTTGTTAGATAAGTTACCACATCGTCGAAGTCTGTAGGCAGACTGTCTGAAACAATCTTACCCTTTTCTTCGACTACCCGTCCGTTGTAGATTACTTTCATATTAAGGCGCGTCTGCGTTTACGATATTGTTGTCTCCGTCTAAGCAGAAACGGATGATGCCAGAACCGGATGGTGTTTGGTATGTGTATCCAGCGCCGATTAGTCGGCATGATATGAGTTCCCCAGACAATATTCCATCAAAAGCAAATCCTCCATCGCCCGATATGCATTGAATAAATTTCCCGCTTGCGGTTCCAATATTCCCAAAACAAAAATCTTTACCAATGCAATCTGTAAATACCCCGCTTGCTGTTCCATTTTCACCAGCAAAACTATTATTTCCTCCAACGCATTTTGTAAATTTGCCGCTTGCCGTTCCATTAAATCCACCAAAACTGCCATTCCCACCGCTGCAATTTTCAAAAATTTGAAGCGGCTTATTTCCTGTAATTTTAAACGCCTGCGTCCCGACAGAAATTCCGCTAACTCTTACATCGTTAGCCGTTACGTTCAGCGTGTTATTGGAAACAATAACAGCGGGGCTTTGAAATTGTGCGCCCAGTCCTACGATGTCAACATACTCTGCGTCTATCGCAAGTTCGGAGGAGAGAGGGTATGTGCCGGGGATGATGAAAACTGTAATGCGATTGCTCGCTGATGGGCTTTTAGCTTTAGCCTCGGCGTATTTTGCAGCAAGATCGTCTCCGGGCTGGACGAGGACGTAATTGTCTCCGCTTGATTGTAATGCGGAAGAACTTGTGACAGCGCTTGCGTAAGTGTTCTGCGCGATCTTGAACAGCAGATTGTGCTGTCCGTCACCTACTCGCGGTTGAGACTCGCCTGTGTTGGCGGCTATTTTCGCAAGAAGGTTGTTCTGTGAATCGTTAAGTTGTGGGAACTGTGCCATTTCAAGCAATTCCTGCGCGTTGACGTAGACGCTCTTGGAACGGCACTTCCTCTTCTACGGACTCTTCCTCTTCCATTTCACCCTCGGGCATCTCCTCTTCTTCCATCTCTTCCTCTTCTTCTTTAACAAGAGGATACCCGTCGATTGAAACAAGGGTGAACTCTCCATCTCCGCAGTAACAAACTTTAGCGAGAACCTCTTTCTCCTCGCCTTCCTTCATATCGGAATAATCGAAACCCTCTGGAGCCTCAAACTCGACGCCCCCTTTTTCGGGTTTTCCCATGCCGATAATAACAGCCATTCCGCCTTTGCCTTCGTTTTTCATATTGTTCGATCTTTCTTAGTTAAGGTGCGAGGAGGGATCGAACCTCCCCGCACCGTGAGCTAGCTTACGCTACCAACTGCTTAGGAGCAGGACTGGTAGATCGTGGCGGGCGAGCAGCGGAGGTGCATGATAGCATAACCCCACTCAACACGCTTCGGCTGAGAACCCTGCATGAACAGAGCGTAGAAGTATCCGGTCAAGCCAAGGATGTTGTTCACATTGTCCCGGTTGTTGATCCAGATGAACTCACCGCGATAGTTGACAGGATCGAACTTCAGTCCCGAACCGGGGCTGGTGATGACCTGAGCAACACGCGAGGTGAAGACGTGCGGGTTGTAGATAACGCTAACCTCGTAAGGAGCGGTGCGGTAAGCCGGATTGACAACCGCTTTGCTGCCCGTGGTGGCTGCGGCGTTCGCGTAGAACGGAACGCGGACAAACTGCCCGTTGACGAAGTTGTAACGAGGAGCCTGACGATCAACGATGTGAACGAAACCAGAATAGGCGAACGAAGCGCCGAAGGGCTTGATCAACTCGTCAACCTGCGAGGAGAAGCGGAGGTCTTGACGGATGTCAGAGTTCTGCTTCTTGATGTAGTTCGACGTTTCAGGCGAGCAGATGAGCGCGTATTGCGGCTCACCGTCAACCATCGCGTAATGACCCTCGGCGGAATCACGAGCCAGATCGAGATAGAACTGGTCGAGCATGCCTTGGTCGAGAGCGAAGGTCGGGGCAACGGCGGGGAACGCCTGATCCGAACCGCTGACAGACATCGCAAGGGTGTCGTTCACGTCGGTAACAACCTTGTTGCCGCAGAGACGGATGAACTCGTCGCGGTAACGGTTGCTCCAGAACCACTGGCTGTTCTCTTTGAGAACCTTAACCTCACCAGCCAACTGCTCCTCGGCCTTCCACGCAGTGCGGAGGTCGTTGACGCAGAAGCCGGGGCTACGGATAGCCGACTGCTGGAGGTTGTAGCTCTTGAGGGTGCGGGCAAACTCAACGGTTTGCGGGGTCGGGTTACAGGAATTTCCTGTTCCGTCGTTGGTTCCGACGTCTTCCCAAGCGGTGGAACTGACGTTGCCGACAGTCGAACGCTCTTGGATAAGGGTCTGGATTGACTCACCCATTCCGGCGGGGAAGGTATCCTGCTTGATGAGGCGATTCCACACATCGGTTCCGATAAGTTTCGCGGAGATCATTTCTCCGATACGACCAGCTTCTTGCTGGAGTTGCTGATTCACATCAGCGAGATTGTATTGTGACATTTGTTTATCTTTCTAAATGATTGTTAATTGTAAGTCGCCCCTCCCGCATTTGCGGAAACGGCATTTTCTCTTATCTCCTCCGAGCCACTTGAGAAGCCCTTGCGGGTTTTTTTAAGCTCACAATTAGTCTATACTATGCTTGCGGAACACAGCCTCCGTGGAACCTTTTTAAACAGGTTATCCAACCCTGCATCGCAAGGGGTAATGTATTATTTAAAGTTATGCAAGGATTATTTACAAAAAAGAAAGGCGCACCATTTACGATGCGCCCTTCAATCAGTATGACAACACTAAACTATGCAACCATTCGGGACACCATGTTTTTCACGAAGTCTTCCGTGTCAACTTTGGTGTAGTCTACAGGTTTGTTTGTATCTTGAGGAGTCCTCGGTGAGGAACCTCCAGCGGCGGGTGCTGCACCTCCGCGCAACTTGACGTTCTCCTTGCGGGTTGTTTCCAACTCGCTTTGGAGTGATGTGATGCGATCCACGAGATCGGGGAGAATAGCAGCCCCAGCGATTCCGTAAACCTTGAGGTCTTCGGGCCACTCGTCGTAGTTCATAATCTCCTGCTGGAGTTTCGCTACGTCTGGACGCTTATCTTCCGGCAGAAGGTTAAACACCTTTTCTCCGATCTTGGGGATGACCGTGTTGATCGCAGTTTCGCGTTGAGCGATAAACTGTTTGTAAGCCTCCTCGCGTTCTGCTAGTTCGCGTTTCTGCGACAACTCAAACGCTTCTTTGCTGTTCTGCTCGATCTCTTGTTTGCGGTTGTGGATGGCAAGCATGTTGTCCGCAAGGGTGTAAATCTTTGTTTTGTCCCTTTCAGACCAATCGGCAAGCAACTCTTCCAAGGCTTTTGGGTTGCCGTTAATGTCGGCTTCCAAAGCATCAACAATATCCGAACCGTCTACGTTGTTTCGCTTGGCGTAGAAGTCCACGTCATCGAACAACTTGTTAAGAGGCTCCGTAACGTATTGCTTATACTCCTTGCTGGATTGAACTCGCGAGATGTAAAGCTCTCCGTCCAAAGCTTCGCGTTCAGCTTTGATCTCTTCGATCTGGGCTTTAAGAGTGTCGACTTCTTTTGAGGTAGACTCAAACTCCTCGCCGCGTTTTTTAAGTTCGGCAAGTTCCTTTTGAGCGGACTTCAAGTCTTTCTCTGCTTGCTTGAGTTCCTTCCAGCGAATCTTTGACTTTTCGTCGGTAGGCTGGGGTTCCTCGGATTCTGCGGCAACTGGCTCCTCTGTAGAAGGTTCTTCTACTTCTGGAGTGGATTCCACTTTTTGCCCCGTCTTTTCTGGAGCAGGTTCCGCCTTCGCTTCTTCTTTGATAGCGTATGAAGGAACGGGTGTGTTTGGATTCGGGGGACGCTCGGTTAGCGTGGACTCCGCGCTAAGATCATTCCTAGCAATGGAATCCAATGCTCCGCGTAGATTTGTAATTGCCTCGTTTGTAGAAGCTGGTGCCTCTTGTGCTTGTTCGGACATGTTGCCTTTCTATTGTTTACTTTTTGATGCCTGCACGATGACGGGCACCCCAAGCCTTGCCTTTGGTAGCAACGCTGGTTTTCTTGCCGATTGTTTTCTTCGCAGGTGCCATAGCTCCCATGCGACCACTTTCTTTTTGCATTGTTTTCATATCTTTACTCCGGTTGGTTGTTGATTTGTGAGAGCCTTTCAGCCTCGTTGATTTCGTCTACAGTGTATAACCCTGTAGAGAAAAGTCGTTCTCTTGCTTGCTTAATGTATTCCTGCTCAAGCCTGTTATCCTTGAGTTGAGGACGCTTGGCAAGCGATTGCAGCTTGTTGTGAAATTCGTTAGCTCCGATAGACTTGCCAGCCTCCAGCGATAGAACGTCACGCATATCCACGTCGCTGCGAACCGCTGGCTCTTTAGGAAACGATTCTTGTCGAACAATAACAAGTGCTTCCTTCATAACTGGATCGTCAAGCAATGCCTCAAGCCTAACGAGTTTCTCTGAGTTGAGTTGGAATAACTGCCTTGCGGTCATACGCGGATGCCCTGACGTTGGATTTTACTCGCAGCTTCCGCATCGCGGATTGCAAGTTTCTGGTTTGCTTCCTGTTGTTTCATAATCATCTTTTGCTGGTGGGACTGGTAATCCATCTCCAGCTTGGCTTGACGTTCGGCACGTTGTGCTTCGATCTTCGCAATAACGTCAGGCGATATTCCTTGAGGGGTAGCCTCTACAGCCTGTCCTTGCGCCATAGCGGCCTGCTGCGCCTTCATCTCTTGAGCCTGCATCTTCTGAACCTTGAGCGTTCCGTTGTGCAGAATCTCGTCAGCTTGCTGAAGCATCTTGCGGAACATCGCAGATTCTTGACGCAGCAGCGGGTCTTGCGACATGCGCTCGACGTGTTGTGCCATGTGCTGGTTAAGATTGTTGATACCCGGCAGCACTCCAGCGATAGACATCGGATCAATTTCCAGTGCGTCCTGTGTTTGAGTGACAAGCGGGTTAAGTGCTTCGGCGTGAACCTTGGCGTGGACAAGATCGTTCTGTCCGTCGATGACTTGAATCTGACCGCCCTGCAAGAGTTGGTTGTTCTCAACCTGAGCAAGTGATGCATCCCAAGTCGGTGTCTCGGTCTCACCCGGAGGCACAGCGTAGCGTGCTGCATTCTCGTAGCCAGCAGTCTCGGAAACAATATCCCAAACAAGGTTCTGCTTTCCAGAGTCTGGAAGGCTTCCAAAGATGCCCATCAGTCGATCAAAGGCAACCATGCGGGCTGCTTCTGATCCGGCTCCTACGGGCTTTGTAATGCGAAGGCGGTCTATATCTAGTT